GCTGCTGTGGCCGCCAGTGATGATGAAATGTTTTAACTGACATCAGTCAAGTGCCGAGGTGTGACAGCCTCGGCTTTTTTTTCCTCATAAAAAACACAACATGAAATATCTATCACTTTGCAGTGGTATTGAGGCGGCAACAGTGGCATGGCATCCCCTGGGCTGGGAGGCTGTGGCCTATTCGGAGATCGAGAGATTCCCATCAGAGGTGCTGGCACATCACTACCCATCAACGCCAAACCTTGGCGACATGACGAAATTTAAGGAGTGGTCAATTGAATCAAATGTCGATCTTCTCGTCGGAGGAACACCCTGCCAGTCATTCTCAGTCGCAGGACTCAGAAAAGGATTGGATGACCCTCGTGGCAACCTCATGCTCACCTATCTTGCCATTGCTGACAAATATCGCCCCCGATGGTTGGTCTGGGAGAACGTCCCTGGCGTTCTGTCATCTAACGGAGGAGAAGACTTTGGCACATTCCTCGGAGGGTTGGGGGAACTCGGGTATGGGTTCGCCTACAGGGTTCTTGACGCTCAGTACTTCGGAGTGGCCCAAAGACGCCGCCGTGTGTTCGTTGTCGGATACCTTGGAGACTGGAGACGTGCAGCAGCGGTACTTTTTGAGCGCCACAGCTTGCAGGGGCATCCTGCGCCGAGCAGAGAAAAGAGGGAAGACCCTGCCAAGTGCCTTACACGAGGCGCTAGCCAGCGTTACGACTTTGAAACAAAAGACTTGATTCCATCCTACGGCATACCTGGCAATTGGATCGGACGCAAACCAGAGAACGGTGGCAACGCAACAGAGCCAATGCATGACATTGCACCATGTCTTACAAAGACTGATCAGCATGGTGTGGCGCAACCTGTCTACGAAATGCACGGTCAGGACAGCCGTGTGCGTGACCTTGGCGATACTTGCAGTACCGTCACAAGCAAATGGGGAACTGGTGGTGGGAATGTGCCGGTGACAACGCAACCCACAATCGTCCACGGCACGCAAGACCCATGCGTGTCGGACATCGCCTTTGCGCAAGGCAGAAACAATGGCGGTGAGAACGTGTTGGTGCAACCCATCGGATGTTTCAAAGGCGGCCAAGGCAGTGCGGCTGGAAGTATTGGCTATGACGAACATGTCAGCCCTACATTAAGCGCGGCTGATAGCGGATCAAACAGGACACCAACACTTATGCAAGGCATGGCCGTGCGCCGCCTCACACCAGTGGAATGCGAGCGCCTGCAAGGCTTCCCTGACAGCTACACCGACATCAAATCAAAGAACAAGCCAACGCCTGACGGCCCGCGCTACAAGGCATTGGGCAACAGCATGGCAGTGCCTGTCATGGCGTGGATAGGGCAACGCATCGAACAAGTTGAGGCAATATGCAAGCAGAACAAATAGCCAAGCAGCTCGGCAACGCAAAGAAAGCCAACGGTCAATGGGTGGCGTCATGCCCAGTACCAGGCCACGGCAAGGGCAATGGAGACAAGAATCCATCACTCTCAATCAGCATCAACGATGACGGCAAACCCTTGTTCCACTGCCACGGTGGGTGCACTCAGGAAGACGTCTTCAACACCATCAAGGACATGAGGCTGCTGCCGGAGCTGGAAGAGAGACCAGACCCGCTGGCAAACATCAAGCCTTTGCCGCAAATCAAGTTCGACCAAGAGTGGGAGTACCAGGACGAGGACCGCACCACGGTGTTTGTCAAGCAGCGCATGAAGATTGGCGAGTCAGGCAAGACTTACAGGCTGTACAAGGTGGACCCTGATGGCCGCAGACATCCAACCCTTGGAGACGCCAGAATAGTCCCCTACAAGTTGCCCGAACTGCTGGATGCGAAGACAGCAGGCAGGATCATCTATGTGGTGGAGGGCGAGAAGGCCGCAGACGCGCTGATAAGCATTGGCGTGACGGCAACAACGGCGCACACCGGCGCGGGAAGCTGGCCCGAAGCCATCACAGAGTATTTCGCTGGCGCGAATGTGGTGATCGTGCCCGACAACGATCTGCCTGGCTGGCGCTACGCGCAGAAGGCCGTGGAAGCGATCTGGGGCATCGCCAAGAACGTCAAGGTTGTAGATTTACAACTCCAAAACGAGAAAGAAGACGCCTACGAGTTCGTCCACCAGTACAACAAGCAAAGAGATGACCTTGTGGCATTGGTCAAGGCGGCGTTCAAAGTGACGAGCATTGAAGATGTAACGGTTCCCGAAAGGCTTAACGGCTTGAAGCTGGATGCGTCATCAAGTACAAAAAACAGCGAAATCTATACACATGAAGAAGATCATGTAAAGAAACAAGCAGAAATTGAGCATGAGTTCGCGGGAGAGCCAACCACCAAGCAAACCCAAGCCAAAGAAGCCAAGCCGCCAAAGACGGTCAACATTGAGGCGTGGGACGACATCCAAGACGAGCCAGTCGAGTGGCTGATTCATGGCATCCTGCCAAGGAAAGCATTCACAGCCTTGTACGGCCCACCAGGCTCATTCAAGTCATTCATCGCCCTCGATATGGCCGAAGCAATAGCCACAGGCAGGCCGTGGATGGGCAACGAGGTGGAGCAGCAGGGCGCAGTGCTGTACATCTGCGGTGAGGGCTTTGGCGGTATGGGGGCGCGGATTAAGGCGTGCCAGATCCACCACAGCACGCCCAAAGGGGCGCCGATTTACGTCATCAGGCATCAGCTCAACCTGAGGTCCAGCGCCGAGGACTTCAACGCGCTAATGATGGCCGTGGTCCAGTTGGTGGAGACAACGGGAATTGAGTTCCAGCTACTCATCATCGACACGCTAGCTAGGGCGTTTGGTGGCGGCAATGAGAACGATTCAGACGCCATGGGTTCATTCATCACGTCAATGGGCAAGATCCAAGAGTTCTTGGCCTGCGCATTGATGGTGCTGCACCACAGCGGGAAGGACTTAGCCAAAGGGTTGCGCGGTCACAGCTCACTGCTTGGCGCCGTAGACACCCAGCTTGAGATCCTGAGATTTGAGGATCAGGCCAAAGGAATCATCAGCCTCACAAAACAAAAGGACGGCCAAGATGGGATCAGACATGGGTTTGAGATGGTCGAAATAGAGATCAGCAGCTCAAGCCTCGGCTTCGACCCTGTGGTCAGCTTGGCGGTTCAAGCCAGCGATGAGGCCGTCAATCAGGCGCCAAAGAAGGCAAAGAACAACGCTGGCAAGGGGCCCAATCAGTCAATTGCCATGGAGAGCCTTGGAAATGTAATTAAACAAAAAGGGATACAAAAAATAGTTGAAGGCAGGCTCAGGACGGTTGTCAATTTAGACGACTGGCGTGCCGAATTCAGGTCAAAGAAGGGCGTCACTGACGACTCAGAGCTAAATGTAAGGAAAGCATTCGACAAAGCATGGAGTCGGGCGCCAGACGATTTGCACAAGTTTGGAGAAATTGGGATCAGAGACAAATATGTGTGGCTGGAAACAAGCGATGACGACAAAGATGCCTATTAACAGCAAATCTAATACTAAACGCACAAAAAATGGAGACATTTGGACTTTGTCTCCTGTTTTTTGATGGATTGAAGAAAGTAGTGCAAAAGAATTGAAATATGGAGACAAATGGAGACAATGTCGCCGTTTGTCTCTGTCTCAGGCGACAAGACAAACCGAGAGTCTAAAGACTCGGAGGTTTGTCTCCTGTGATGTCGCCGATAGCGTGTCACCAAGCAAGGAGAAACAAAAATGGCAACGAAACAGAAAACGAGAAAACCGAATCAGCTTCCATTGGTGGAGACACCACGTCCACCAGCAGATCCTTGGACGATTCACGTTCAATCAAAGTTGGTGGAATTGGAGGCGGTGAAGACGGCCAGCGACAGGAAGTGGGGAGAAAACCGACTGATTACTTTAGTAGACAGTGATGTCAGAGAGAAATTCTGGATTCAGAACAGTCGAGTTCACCAGTTCATCGCGGCAAAGGATCAGATCAAATTCGATTCGGCGGTGGCGTCCATGATCAGGGCGTTTGGCGTGTTGGACAGCAAAGCAGCCGAAGCAGGGTTCCAGCCAGCAGGGAAAGATATTCCGAGAATCGAGTGGGAGATGGATAACGGTCAGGTCATGGTGGTCGTCAGGACCATCAGCGAGGCACTGGCAATCCAGACATCAAGAACAGATCTGCGGGACGAGCACATCTGGAGCCTAGAAGAACTTGAAGTGTTCATGGTCGAGCCAATCGTCCAAGAGGTGATCAAGATCAAAGCCATGATCCCAACAGCACAAGTGACAAAGTTCAGCTCAACCAAGCTGGGTGGCGAAACAGGATTTGATGACTTTGAAAATGACCTGACATTCAGCGACAATGAGCCTACCGAGTTCAAGTTCAACTCAAAAGCAGCAGAGAGGTTCAAACATGGGACAAATTAAGCTATTGGCGGCCTTAATCCGCGAGAAGGTGCTGGCGGTTGTCCAGCGCGTCAAAACGGCTCTGAGGGGGTATTGAGCGTGCCTGGAAGACCTAAGTTCAGACAAGACATGGCATTGCTTGAGCAATTGCCAGATGACATGATCGTCAGCATGTTTGAGGATGGCCGGTCACAGACACAGATCTGCTACGAGCTGGGTATCGGGCGCAGAGCGCTAGAGCAATGGATGGAGGATGCCGATCCCCATATAATTGCGCGTGCGCGCGCGAAAGCGGCCGATAAGCTCGCGGTGGAGACTATGGACATCGCGGACAGCATGGCCGACAGCAATCCGCAGCGCGACGTCCAGCGCATCCGCACTCGGCAATGGCTGGCCGAAAGGTGGGATCAGAAAACTTATGGCCTACAAAAGCAGGCGCAAG